GGACCTAGGTCTCATGATAAAATCAGCCAGACACCCCTAATTCGTGCGCTTCACCTCAAAAACACCAGACTCGTCAAGGATTTTTGAAATGTATATGAACGAGTCGCCCTCTTGTTTGTGGTAGTCTCGCTTGGGTATACGTTTAATGGTACAAATCTTACAGAATCGTGCACACCCGTGTTTAAATACATCAAGTCGGGTAACGTGTTCGTGTCCACATTTGGCTATATACCTGACTGTGCTCCCATCCTTCTCCAGAAGGGTACACCCCTGGTCTTTAAAATACTCTTCCATGCGCTATATTTGGAGATCATTTTTATATGAATCAGATAACATGGCAGAGCACGAGGACATTGTTGATATAGATGATGGGGACGATGAGGGAATCACTGAGATTGAATTTATAGCCAACTTTCTTCAGACGGAGGAGGGTGAGACAATCACACAGGTCATAGACAAGCTTGCCAAGCACATGGAGAATCAGAATAAGATTCTGATCAAACTTCTCAGTGCCCTCACAAAAAAAGAAAGTAGTTAGAAAAAAATGGCGCCGGTATGATATATGGCGAGAGGTGTGAAGGTGATTGACAAGGATGTTACGAACAAGAAGAAGGATGAGATTCGGAATGAGTTTTTCAAATCATCAGTTCAGCAAATGACCGCTGAGGATTTGGAGAAGTTTATCACTGAGCAGGAGCACGTGTTGAATATTCACTGCCGTGGGGACAAGAGTATCGCACTCGTAAATTGCTTTCGGCTGTTTTTCAATGGGGATGAGGTGGACCAGAATGGGTTTCCAAAGTTTATTGACCTTGAGAAGGTGGCTGAGTTGCACCGTCGCTCACAGACGAGTTATGTTGAAATTCTGCAACACATACGCCGTGAAAACATCGGAGAAACGGTAACCACGGATGTGAACAATGATCAATTGAGGCTTATTGATAGAGTCGGAAGACTGATTCAGTATCGCTCAGATGCATATGACCAGGTGCTCCTCTACGAGCGTCAGTTGAATCGTGTGAATAATCCAATGGTGGTACAGTCCGATTCCCGGTACATGTGCTCAACGATTGAGGACACGGATGACATGTCACCGTACCAAGAATTGCTCCTGTACCTGTTGAACAAGACGGACAAGCTTTCCATGAGGAGGTACAAAGGGTACTGCTGTCAACAGATTGGAAACACCCGGGCGTGGAAGAATGTCCAGCCGATTTCGGAGTTTGTGTACGAGCAGACCCAGAAGGAGACCAAATTTGACATGTGGAAAAATCTAACGGCAAAGAGTTCAAACACCAAGGATGTGATCAAGCATCTGTCCGATTGTATTGATATCCAGTTTCCAAATGTGTACAAGAATCGTCACGTGTGGTCTTTCAAGAATGGTATTTTCATTGGGAAGCTCTGGAGTCAAAAGCTGAACAAGTACACACATGCATTTTACCCATACGAGTCACCTGCATTTGAGTCACTTGACCCCACAGTCACCTCATGCAAGTACTTTGATCAAGAGTTTCCGACTGTAGAATACGAGTCATGGTGGGACATTCCAACCCCGCACATGCAGAGTGTGATGGAGTACCAGAGGTTTCCGAGGGACGTGTGTGAGTGGCTCTACGTGTTTGTTGGTCGTTTGATGTTTGATGTCGGAAATATGGATCAGTGGCAGGTGATTCCGTTCCTCAAGGGTATCGCTAGATCGGGCAAGTCTACGATTATCACCAAGATTTGTAAAAAGTTTTACGATCCCGACGATGTACGAACACTCTCAAACAACATTGAACGCAAGTTTGGTCTCTCCAGCATCTACGATGGGTTTATGTTCATCAGCCCAGAGGTCAAGGGGGACCTGTGCCTTGAGCAGGCGGAGTTTCAGTCCCTTGTGAGTGGGGAGGATATCTCAATCGCACGAAAGAATGAAAAGGCACTGTCACTGACCTGGACGACTCCGGGTATTCTGGCGGGTAATGAGGTCCCAGGGTGGAAGGATAATTCCGGATCTGTGCTGCGCCGAATCGTCACTTGGGACTTTACACGCCAGGTGCAGGATGCTGACCCGAAGCTTGAGGACAAGTTGAATGATGAGATTCCGATGATTATGCTCAAGTGTTGTAGGGCATATCTGGAGTATGCACACATTCACTCGGACAAGGACATTTGGACAGTGCTCCCAGAGTACTTCAAGAAGGTTCAGAATCAGGTGGCGATGGTCACAAACTCACTGCACCATTACCTGTCGTCAGAGAAGATCAAGTACGGTCCAGACCTCATGTGCCCCCAGAGGCTCTTTGTGCACTCCTTCAATGCCCACTGTGCCGAAAACAACCTCGGTCGTTTCAAATTCAACCCAGATTTCTACGCTGGGCCGTTCAGTTCACGGGATATCACAGTCAAGAATCATACAGGGGTGTACAATGGGAAACCGTTCAAGGATCAACCATTCATCATCGGTCTGGACATTGTCGTGGATGGTCCAGAATTTTCTGATGACTATTAGGTAGATGGCTACATACAAGCGTCCAGCACCTCGAAAAAGGGGGGCAGTGGTGGATTTGGATATACCAGCCCCGCGTCAAATCCAAGTGGATGAAGAGCTCCAACGTGAGATACAGCGGTTGACAAATCTTGGACTTTCTGTAAATTTTAATAGGATCAAGGTGATTGCAAGTGCAACGCTTAAATCAAAAAGGTTGGGTCAAGAGTACCGTAAAAAGCTGCTTGAAAAGAATCTCTTTAACAAAAGGGTCGAAAAGATGAAGATTGCACGTGCGTCACAAAGAAAATTTGAGGCTGAGCTTGTGCTCTTTTCTGGGATTGCTGAGAGGAAGGGTCTTGATCTCAAAAAACTTTTCGTCACGAAACTGAATCCTATAGTAAATGAGATAAGTATACTCTCTGGGAAAACTGTCCTCGCGTCGCACACACGAGAGTATGGTATAAAGACGACGAGTAAAAAGGGGCTGATATATGATTCGCTGATGTTCAAGGGACTCTTGGGCAAGCGGGCGTTTGCGGTCCGAGTGCACAAGAGTGGAAAGTGTACATTTACTGGTGGGTACAGAGAGGGTGCCAAAAGTATTCTGGTGGACCCTATGTTCCTCGTGCGGACCATACTTGGGAGTGTTGACTCCTTTGAGCTCAAGTCGTGCATGGCACAGATTGATACCGGGTACAAGATAGATCCCACGTACTCTACAATACAAATGATAAAGAAGAGCCTTCCAGTGTATTTTCAAAACAAAAAGTTTTCTGCACCGAGTGGGGTCAGTGTGTATGCTGATCAGCCATTCGTCTCGGTTGGCCCCATTCGCATCTTTAAGAATGGTCTGCTCCAACTTTCACAGTTCAAAGACCTCGCTGGGTATCGTGCGGTCAAGAGTGTTGCTGTGGCTGTTCTACAAGCCCTTGATGGGTATGGGGCGCTCACGCCACGCACTGGAAATAAAGAACCATCCAGGCAGACAAAGGCCCAGATGAGATACACGAACCAGATTGCACCGAATATAAAGAGCCGTGCGACCACGTGTCCAAAGGATCGTAGACCAGTCCCTTATAGTTTCGGTGGGGAACCTATAGGTCCTGGTTGGTACGTTGGTGCAAATCCACAGGGTCAACCGTGTTGTTACAAGATTCCAATGAAGCGCAAGGGGTACATGAGGCCACGTATCATCAAGCGGTTTGCAAATCTGGGAATACGCATCCCAAAGAGTGCAAAGAATGCATTTGGAATAGATCTAAACAACTCAAACAAACCAGTGAACGTCTCTGGGAAGGAACCCGATCAACTCAAGTTTTCAGTCGTTGGGGAAACGGTGTATTACCGTATGAAGAGAGCCTCAAAAGAACAACTCAAAACGGCTGCCAACCATTTGAATGTGCCACTTGACAAGGTGGTTGATGAAATTAAAAAATCTGGTGACCCATGGCTCGCAGCGTATTCAGTTGTTCCAGATTTGAAAATTGGGACACGGATGGCGGACAGATGGACACTCCCACGGCTCGTGGACGTGGCCCAACGACTGGGTGTGACGTCTCTTGGGCGATCGCCGTCTAAAATAAAAGTCATTCTAGAGATTGTGAAGCATGCTCCATTGAATAAAGACACGGGGAACTTTAGGATCGGAAATAAGCGAAATGCGTCTTACATGAAAAAGTCAAATTTGATACAGAGGGCCAGGAAACTCTATGGTATAAACGTGTCCAATCAACCCACCCTAAAGAATATGATTACAAAGTTGAAAAAGACACTGACCCTACGGGAGTTTAACCAGGTTTACAAATCAGTTGTACCCAATTGGTACCCTCGGAGTTTATATCTCGCAGCAAAGGAAAACTACATCGGAAAACCAAAGAACTTTATACGCTCTGAGCTCGCACGTCAACTGGCAATCCCTGTACCCAACGTGACTCCGACTGTGGTACCAAATGTGGTTCCGAACGTGGTGCCCAATGTGATTCCGAATGTTGCAAAGAACAATGGGATCAGTAATTATGTGAGGAAGCGTTACATGCGTGAGAACACTGGGAAACGCCTGAAACGCATGGCCAAGGCGAACGTTGAGGTACTTTAAGAGAGTAGTTCAAGAACATTGAGAATCTTGTGCACGGCTGAAAAAATGAGTTGATCTGATGATGCATCAGTGACTTCAAGTTCAACCTGGTACTGGACGAGGTCCTCGCAATCCTTGTCTCGAGATTGACCCGTGACTGTGGTCATATCTATCCGTACATTTTTACGCAGGAATGAGGTGCGTTTTCGCATGACACTGCGTGTCGCGTCTTGATTTTGACAACTGACCGGATTCTCTTGTGCGATTGAGAGGCGCACGTCAAGTGATTTGGATGAGAGCACCTTGTTCTTGGTCAAAATCTTCACCTTCTTTTGGTACGTAGATTCATTCCCGTCGTATATACAACGTACACCATTTGGCCAATAGAAAATTTCATCCTCCATCACCTTTACACTCTCCCACTGTGTGTACGCCCTAAGGCCATTCATAATCTTGTCAAAGTTAGACTTGCCAACATTCGTGTCAAATGTATCGAGATTGACTTTCCCGAGTCGAAACTCAATCTCGATATTCTTCTTTCCACGGTATGTCTTGATATGGTGAGCAAACTCATCCATCAGCTCCATTTAGAATATTAGTACACAGTGTTTCTAAATGGTTTCCGGTGTTCCACAGGGTCTTGAGAACCGTGGAGCAACGTGTTATTTCAATAGTGTGATTCAAATGTTGAGGGTCACGGGGGTGGATCTTCCCACACTTGACGACTTTTTAAAAAAGTACCCGAGGTACACGTTGGGTCAACCGCACGATGCTCACGATTGCTTTACAGACGTTGTTGACATGATAGGCAGGGACAGGTTTTATGCAACGAGACGGGTGACCTACACCTTCCCTGGTGGAGAGGAGACGAGGGAGGAACCATATTGTTCAATTATAGGAAATTTTCAGATAAAGGACACACATGTTCTTGAGTCGTTCCGAACCTTTCACATGGCCATGTGTACCAAAGAGTATGTCAGCTTTCCGGAGTTTATCACGTGGAAGAGTCCGACCGGGCACCTGTCCACACCATTCCCCACAAAACTACTTGCAACGATCCACTATATACCAGGGCACTACTATGCATGCGTTCTCGTAGACGAACAGTGGTACTTGATAAACGATGAAAGTGTCGTCAAATGCGATGCTCCAATGGGACACGTGGAGATTGCCCTCTTGGTCAGACGGGACTAAACTCACTGGGTTGGATATTCTCCTTGATGTTGTGCAGGGTTCTGATGTATGTTCTCCTGTTATTTGCGTGCACCTTATCCTTGCGCTCCTTGACAAAGACCCACCCGTTGTGTTGTTCGCGTTTACACTCTATGATGGTCCCATTCGGCTTGTCCACAGGGGAGTTTTGAATAAACACAAACCCGTGCCTATTGTCCCATATGTAGAGCTTGTTATCGTTGACTACGAAATCTATTGTAATGTGTTTGAGTGGTTTCCACTTGAAGAGTGTTTCATGGGTCTCCATGCGCACTGGCTCATCAATCGGTGTGAAGATGTACCCATCTATAGAATCGTCATTCTTCGTGCGCTCATACAGGGTTTTAAACTCACTATACGGAACCATATCCTTGGCCCGTATCCTTGTCCCACACGGTGGCCCACGGCTCGCTACATTGACCCACTCCAGTCGTTCGTTGAGTGGGAGTCCCGCTGTCCGCACGCCATTGACACATACGGCATCGTATGCTAAATACGTTGTGCCTATGAGCTCTCCATCCAGTATTGTGTTTTTCGGGATTGCGGTATGTATTGTCCACATGTTCATCGCACGGTTTACGAGGACAGCGTACTTCTTCTCACCAAACTGAATACACGCGAGAATGTATCGCACGCCATCCGTCTTTTCACACACCATATATCTATTTTTTTGAATGTGTTTGATGTGCACGCGTTCAATCGACACTGGATGTGGGCCGGGGAACACATTTCGGTTCCGTGACCCCCATACACTGTTGATATAGTCTAGTACGGCGTCGTACAGTGGGGTATCCTTGTCGACGGGGTTCATGATTGTATATAGTGTCATGTCACCAAATCTTTAGTTTGGTGCAAAGGAGACGAGTGGTGTGTTCATGATGTTCCCGATACATTCATACGTCTCCATGATAGTCACCTTGGCAGGTGTCCAGGCATGCACCTTTACCCCAATCTCCTTGAACTTTTCAAAGATGAGATCAGTGTCACGTGGAATTTTAAACCCCTTTTTGGATCTCATCTTGCGCTCAACATTTTTACAATCTACAAGGAATACAGATGGCACGGTGTGTTTTACCGTGTAAAGTCCGTCACTTATCTTATTGTCAACCGTTGTGTCAAACGTGAGACCCATCTGTTCAATGGGTTCAACAGACCCACTGAGTACACCGTCTTTAAATTTATCCCAATGAACCTCTCCAGTCACCGCTGGGAATACGAGAATATCTGACCGCAGGGAGTCAAAGATTCTATCAAATGAATCTACATCAATTGACCTTCCGTACTCAATCCACAAGAGGTGATCTGCGGTCTTGATCAGACGTGGGAGGTGACGTGTCCCGTTGACAAAGTGAATTTCAAGTTGGTGACTATGTGTGTACGCAAATGTAGAGATACTAAGAAGTGTATGGAGTGTGCTCACCGATACTGAACGATTTCGTGTCACACACGCAATATGTACAATCATGTGGTCTATGCGCTCAAATTCTTTAAACACACTGACAGGGAGTGTTTCCTGGCATCCTTCTCAGAAATCTCATAGTCACCAGAGAGAGTTTGGTTGAGGATCACCGAGTAGAGTTCAGTCTTCTCCACCTCCGCCTCAAGCTTCCCCTTGAGTTCCTTGATGAGAGCCTTGTACGTGTTTATCTTCTCCATAACGGACTTGATCTTTTCGGAGCTCATTTCTGGTTTTGGGGCGTTGTTCGTTTTTAAGTCGTTCTTCAAGTGAACCGGTGAAGCGGAGATTTCCGACGTGGCCGAGTGTGGTTGTACAATCCGCGTAAATCGCGCCACCCATCTGTTGCCAGCGTCTACAGAATGCATAATCCTCCGAAAGGTACCTGCGTGTGTCCGGGTCAATCATACAATCAAACACTGCACAGTATTGTTCAAGATCCCTATTTTGGTGATCATTGACGCAGTTGAGCTCAGGGTACCTCTCGTACATCCTTGAAAACACTTCCCTCTTCACCAACATAAACCCAGTTGGACCATCAAGAACCTCGGCAAACCCATTGTCTATACGAGTCTGCTGGTATTTGAAATTCATGACGAGGGCACTTGCCAACTGTGAAATGTCCCTCTCGTCCCTCTTTCGCACCGCGTCCCTTGCCTGATCCCACATCACCACCTTTTTGGGGTACACAGCGACTGAAACGTCATGCCCACCCTTTATAAGTCGCACCACAGACTCTGGGTCAAAGTGTATATCAGCGTCAATAAACATAAAGTAATCGGCATCCGATTTGTTCATAAAGCGAGCTACTGATATGTTTCGGGCCCTGTGGACAAGTGATTCGTTTTCAGTCGTGTCAATCACGAGCTGAATACCATACTTGATGCAGGTAAACTGAAGATTCAAGATACTCTTTGCATAATCTTCAAGACATACCCCCCCATAACATGGCGTGCTCAAGAACAGCTTGACCATTCTTTTATACTTTGATCAAGTCTCTAATTGTTGTTTCAATTTTATTCAGCGTCGGAATTGAAATCCCAGCGGATGTACAAATGTCACCTTTTGACACATTGTCACCAATCATGTGGTAGATGACTGCACATGCGATACCCGTGGGAGTCTTTCCCATGAGTCTGGGGTTCTTTTCAATCATTTCACACATCTTGATACACTTGCGCTTGAGTACATTGTCTGATATGGACATATTCTGAAGGATCCGCATAACAACATCGTGTGGCATAGTGACAGATGTCTTTTGCTCTCCGACATTCTCTTGGACGATGGTGGATGTCCGACCGATATCCTTTGTGTCAAGCCCACACGCATCCGCAATCTCCTTGGTTGTCCTCGGAACCCCAAATGTTTTACACGCCATGAAAATGCAGTTGGCTTTGACACCCTTCCTGACGTCCCCCCTGGTCAGCTTGGTCTCGCTAAACTTCTTGTACAAAATCTTAGCCTCATCAATCACCATGTCATTACACCCAAGCTTCTTGGCAATCTGATCAATCTCATTGTACGCGTGAAAAAGTGCACGATCACGATGATTCATTGACATGTGAAAGTGAATCTTGGCCATCTTGCGCTGACCTACGATCCGTGTTCCGATGTGCCAATCATTTGAGTAGAATGTCGTGTCACTCGGTCCACCACAGCGAGATGGGTCAGAGACGATACCGTCATTGTCAATTCCACCAGCCCATTCCGCTTCTTCTGATATGTACACAAAGTCAACTCGGCCACACTGTGTACATACAGGCATATCATTGGGAATAAATGCCTTTGAGCCACCACATTCACAAAAGTAATTTTCATACTTGTCTACCTGTACCTTTTGTTCATGCTGTGGCTTGAGACTATCGTACTGAGCCCACAGATCATCCAGAGTGCACATTTTCCTGTGGTACCCACATCATAAAATACACGAGTTTTGAACACACGTTTTTAGATCTTGAGGAACATGGTGAGGAGGAAGGAGACGAGGAAGAAGACGAGGGCGTGCACCAGGTAGGACTGCTTGGTCAGGTCGTAGGCCATCGGGCTGGCGAGGAGGGCGAACAGAATCGCACCCTTGAGTGATGGGACAATCTTGCATTTCATGCAGTCCTTAGATCCTGAGTATCCACCACAGTTGCACATTTTAGTATACTCTGAGAAAAAAGTGCTTAAAAAAACTGAGCTTGATACATGTATAATGGAGTCAATTCAGACTATCAACATGTCCGCTGTCAACTTCTCTGAGCTCAAGAAGAACCCCAAGGGTGGGAAGTTTATCAACATCACAATTAACGGCAAGCCCATCGTCATGCAGCTCCCTGCCCTTCGTGCACCATTCGGTGTGAGTCAGCCGAATGACCAAGTGAAGGATTATTACCTGAGTCTGAGCCTGGTGCCAGAGGTTGAGGAGAAGTTCAAGGAGCTTGACGAGCTTATTATCAAGTATGTGTCTGAGAATTCTGTGCAGCTTCTTGGAAAACAACTCACCCCTGATGTTATCCGTGACCTTCTCCTGAACCCACTCGTCAAGGTGGCGAAGGACCCAAAGTATTCTAATACCATCAAGATGAAGTGTTCTTCAAATTCTGGGAAGAATGTCGTTGACTTTTACGTTTCAAAGAGTGAAAAGGTGAACGTGGATGATATCCGCGGGGGTACATCTATTGAGACTATTGTTGAGGTGTCTCAGATTTGGTTCATCAATGGAAAGTTTGGTGCATCAATCAAGCTCCTGCAGGGCAAGGTTGCCCCGTCCACAAAGCTGGTCGGTTACGCGTTCGGGGATGACGAGGAGGATGAGGAGATTGAGATTTGATTTCCGAGTGCAATCTTCGCCTTTTCCCACGCTTGTAGATTCCCTGTACGTGCACGTGCATTCCGCACAATACGTTCAATGTGACCACGTGCAACGCGTTGGTTCCTATAATGAGACTCTATGTCCACTGGACGCAGAGTGTATAAATTTTTCACCTGTATGACATTTGGTTTTGGTACATTGACCGGTCGGACACTCTTGTTGTTAGGGAGCTTAAGCTTCTTCTCTCGTTGAGACCGTACAGGGGCTTTTCCTTTACCATTGTTTGTATTATTTCGCCTCGTGACAACATTCGGGACACGGACTGGACTCTTGTTCCTCTTTGGACTTGATTTCTTGATGTTCTTTGTAGAAAACCTGGTTTTACCCAATGTTGCCACGTTCTTTAACTTTGCTGGTTCGGAAAAGTACACAGGAAGTGGGGTGTTCTTTTTATTAGATCTCCTTGGTATAAACCCAAGGACCCTCAGAAAATTTGCATTCTTTACATTTGGGAAGAGTGATCGCACATCAACAAGTATAATATTTTTCATAGACTTTCCCGAGAACCATTCCTCTAACGGGGTCTTTTGGGGTGTCTTGGACTTGGTGTTCTTTAACTTTGCTGGTTCGGAAAAGTACACAGGAAGTGGGGTGTTCTTTTGGGGTGTCTTGGACTTGATCTTTTTACGTATATTTTCACCAGCCTTGTAATATGCAGTCGCATTGTACCTGGGTTGGCCACGCAGCTCAGGGTACCCGAGTGTTGGTGGTGGTTTCCTTTGTCTAGGTTTTGATACCTGTCTGTTTTGTGGCCTCTGTAGAACATATTGTTTCTTTATGTTTACACCCTGTCGCAGTCCAATTGGTATAGATTCTCGTATCGCACGTAAGTTTGGGTTGTTTTTCATCATATTTCGTAGCTTTTGCATTTCATTCAAAGAATACTTCTGTAACATTTTATCGCTTATATAATAATGGAGAAAAGATTTATCACATTCCTTGTCGTGACCATTGTACTCACCGCTCTTGTACTTTTTTTGACGCGGACAAAGAATGGTACAGGGAAACGCACAAGGGTGTATGGATCCATGGCCTGTGGGTGGACACGTAAGCAGCTTGATGACCTCGGGGATAATGGTGAGTTTATAGATTGTACAGTGGGTCAGTGTCCAGAGTTTGTGACTGGATACCCGACGGTTCAGAAACCCGATGGAACAATATCCGTGGGGTATAGTAAAGCATGAAGCTCTCCGGGTTTGAGCCACTCTTTGACCCACGCCCATGGATAAATGCGGTAAATTCTGACAACTGTTACGACTATGCGATTGGTGATTATGAACACACACGGGTGGTCAAGTCAACACCTGGGAACAGGGCGGGTCTGAGTGCGTCAAATATAAACATAAAGAGTTGCAAGGACTTACAGAAACGAATTCTCTCCGATAACCCGAAAACTGTTTACAAGTGTAAGAATCCAGGCGACGTGTGTCGTCGCGGGTACTATAAAATTATGAATTTTGTCACGTCAGATGGGTCTGATTTTCACTTTTACAAGCAGGTCCGTGGGGTCAAGTATAAAGTGAAAACTGGGGACACGCGTGCGAAGCTCGCAGCATTTTTCAAGGTGAAACCATCCGTCATTCCACGAGTCCTGGTCCCTGGTCGCGTGATTACATTCCCATGTAACCTATGGGCACATAAACAGGGGTGGGGCGCAGGGCCGATATTGACGGATGCACGTGGAAAAACGATAAAAGACCCACGAAAGGCCTCACGTAAATATCCAGGTTTACACTATGACACATTTTGTGGGGCATTTTGTGTCAGTGCGAATCGCGCGGTATCCGGAGACCAAAGTCTTCCAGGATTACGCGCAATGACTCGTCGGAATCAATTCCATCGAATTGGATCTCGGTCGTGAGTGAATCCGGGTCAACCAGATCTGAAATGACATCTGGGAGCGAATCAAGAATGTACTGTATAGGCCGTGTGTCACGTCTGTTTACATTCTCAATGTGTATAGAGACACGGTACATAGGTGGAGGTGCAGCGAATACTGCTCTACAATATGGACATGTATTATTTCCCCTATTCTTCCATTCTATGATACATCTTCTGTGAAATTCGTGGTTACACGCAAGTCTTTTACACGGACCCGTGAGTTCACAGAGGCACACAGAACATGTATTTTCTGGGTTCTGTGACTCTGTGTGAAAATGACACCTTGTACCTGTTTTCACACGGCGTTTACACGATTGACCTGACGCTGTGGCTGCCCCACATGTGTTCATTTATATTGGGCGACAATATCTTTCACACATTTCTCCACACCAGGTCCATATGGGATCCTATGTGTGATTGGAATTTTTTGGTAATACTTCTCTACTTGTTTTATATACGCCAATGTGATCTGTGAGTCACCAGCCTGATGGCGGTTTTTGATATTTTCAAAGCACTGTTCTGGGGGACAATCAATATAGATGACGATATCAGGAGTCCACATCTTGTACTCTGCGTAGTGCCACATGATCTCATCTTCTACAGGTTCCACCACACCAGTCTCTGCGAGCATGTCCCAAAATACATTCATCGCAGACAGTGGTGACCGCTCGTACAATACTAACTCTTCAGTGGGGTACGGTATACTCTTCATAATCGACAACTGTAGTGCGAGGGCCCAGCGATTCGGGTCTTTATAAAATTCATCCAGTGGCCACTTGTCAATCTGTTCAAAGTGTACATTGTACCCATCCGCCTGCAGGGACCGCAGGAGTGTGGACTTGCCAGCCCCGATATTTCCCTCTATACTGATGGTCACCATGTGTATTATGCTCCGGTAAATTTTATACAATCTGGTGATGGTACACTCATAGACTGTATAATCTTGTCTGCATTCTGAATCAGAAATGCACGGTACGCGTGACCATCAGTCACCTGAACCCCCGCCTGTTTGGCGATAGAGTCATTGAGAATGGATGATGGAAGATTCGTCGTGAAGCACCTGGCATCTGCCATACCGAACCGCTCTGCCATTTACTGTGGTGAGAGAAATTTCTTTTAAAATCTTGTCCCCGTGTCACATGTCTGTCTGGACGTGGCTCTAGGCACACAATGCAGTACGTACGTAATATCCAGAATTTCAGAATGTCCATCCAAGAGGATATGCGACCCACGTGGTTCAAGACCACCACGATCACTATGACCGCAAAGATGGGTGTGAATCTTGACCCGGATACCATGCGGATGGTCTTTTACAAAATTGGTACCATTCCGGTCCACTTTAAGGGCAGGGATATCCCATTCCGCTGGAAACTCTTTCACTCTGATTTTTACAACCAGGTGAGCATCGGATACACGGACCAGCTCTCCACGAAAAAGGTGAAGATTTTCCCAAATGGGTCGCTCCAGATTGCTGGGTGTGCAGACATCAATGACTGTGATCGCTTCATTACACAGCTCAAGTACATTTTAGAGCTTGTGTATGGAATACCCATCACGTGTGATTTTGGCATCGTCATGTACAATGGGTACTTTTCACTCAACAATACAGTGAATGTGTACAATCTCATAGACACTCTGTCAAAGAAGGGCATAAAGTACAACTATGACCCAGATAGGTACGCTGCTGTCAAGGTGAAGTTTGACAAAGTGACTGTGAGTATATTCGTGTCTGGGAGTGTCCTGGTGACGGGGACCAAGTCATTCTCCGAGGCGGTTGAGATGTACAAGACGATTGTAAAATTGGTCACAGAGACACCAGGTATCTTCATGGAGCGGAACGACATGTCTGAAAAGTTTGACACCTTCCTGGGGTACAAGATATCCCAGTGGTCTTAAAAAACACACCGAGGCCCAAAACGGTGTCCCTGTGACATGTGACGTGGTGGGCTTAAATTTTCGGTCAAAATGACCACGTTGACAGATTACCAGCTGTACGGGGTGGGATGGATGGTCACACGAGAGGAGAGTACCCCCATGGGTGGGTTCCTGTGTGACGAGATGGGTCTGGGGAAGACGATTCAGGTGATTTACCTGATGAAACTCAAAAGGGTCCAGGCGACTTTGATTGTGGTGCCAAACTCCCTCGTGGATCAGTGGATTGCTGAGATTTTCAAATTTAGCAAGCTCACTGTGAGTATGTTGGAGGATTGTCAGAATACGGATGTCGTGATCACCACATATTCAAAGTTTGTTCCAAAGTGCACTCTGTTCCCAGAGTTGTTCAAGCGCCACTGGGACAGGGTGATCCTTGACGAGGGTCACGAGATTCGCACGGCAAAGTCCATCAGGTACAAGAACATCTGTCTCCTGGACACCCCGCGCAGGTGGATCCTGACTGGAACCCCGATTTACAACAAGAGGAGTGATTACGATACACTCAGGAAGTGGGTGACAGGTGGGTCCTCATCTATTCATGGGAGTCTCATCCTCAGGCGGACGAAAAAGAGTGTGGGTCTGGATATTCCACAGTGTGTCTTTGAGAATTGTGAGTTGGAAATGTACCCAGATGAGTGGGAGAGGTACTGTCAGACATTCTACATGTATCAGGGGATGAGTCTTGATGGGATGACGCTCCTAGAGGCTCTCCTGCGCGTCAGACAACTCTCTATCCACCCGTCCATCTTCGATGTGTCATATACTGGGAGAAGCAAGAAGATGGACACCATCATTGAGAATATTCAGGGGCACCCACGGGAGAAGAGCATCGTATTTTCACAGTTTCACAAGGAGATGGATATTCTTCAGGGGGAACTGGAATCTCATGGCGTGCCCGTGTACAGGCTGGATGGATCTGTCCCGATGGAGGAGAGAGATTCCATTGTACAAGGGTTCAAGACGAACATGGTTGTCCCATCCCCTGTGTTCATCATCCAGATAAAAACAGGGGGTCAGGGTCTAAACTTACAGGAAGCGACACGCGTGTACATCACGAGCCCATCATGGAATCCTGCGTCAGAAGTTCAGGCCATTGGGCGTGCCCACCGCAAGGGTCAGACCAAGACGGTACACGTGAAGAAGATGGTGTACACCGCGTCAGATTCTACAGCACAATCTATTGATGAGGCGATTATCGCACTTCAGGGGGCCAAGTCTGAGGTGTATGCGGATGTACTAAAAGACCCATCATTGATCCATCAGATTCCAAGCCTCAGATGCGTCAATCCATCTCAGGTTTGTAAAATATTTTCTGTGTAAGTACCAAATGGCTAACTATGGTGCTAACCTTCGTCGTATGTTCGGTAACAGTCAGCGCAAAGTCCGCTCCAACGCCGGTATCAAGCGCGGTCCGCGCCCAGGCTCCAAGAAGTATGCTGCCAACACCGCCAAGGCGTTCGCTGCCCTTCCAGGCTCCAACGTCATTGTCGCCTCCAATGGTGGTGAGGTTCACGTGCACAACAAGCCCCTCCCAGTGAACAATGCCATTGGCCTCGCTGGCATGAAGATTGTCGGTCAGCGCAAGACCCGCTCCAACAAGGGTGTCAAGCGCGTCGCCGCGATAAACAATGCCATTGGCCTCGCTGGCATGAAGCTCGTCGGTCAGCGCAAGACCCGCTCCAACAAGGGTGTCGCCCGCCCCAACCGCGCCAGGGCCAACTCCAAGGCTGCCAAGACCCGCAAGCTCCGCGCCCTCGCCCGTAACGTGTTTGGTCTTTCCCGTGTGCCACGCAAGGGCAGCCTTGCCCGCATTGAGCTGAACCGCCTCATGTAAATTTAAAAATCAAAAAGACACACAGACTCATGTATCTTTATCTGGTGTGCACGTACAGTGATTCCTGATTTGCCCTTGAAATTGTACACTGACACAAACTGAACTATACATGTCACGTCTTTATTGACAACATCGGGTACATCATCCCCCTCTATCAACTCAGATTTTGAATCGAAGAACTGCGTTCGCTCATCGATTCGAACTCTCATGCGCCCATCCTGGATCAATGGTGTCCACTCGTGCTTCCCATGAATCTTGTACTCATCCTCATTCAGTGGAGTGTACCCCTCAGGGAGAACCAGCTCCATCTTTTCATATGATACATTTGCACACAATACCCGTGGCAATTGCATCTTGATATTCAGTTTTGTATTCCTGCTCATATAGTTTTTGTATTCGCAAATTCTTAAGCGGAGCACATGGTGCACACCGGCTCAAGAGTCACCTGCTGCGCCTTGATCTTTGGCCTGGTTCGCAGGTAATACATACCCGTCTTGAGACCCTGCTTCCATGCGTACATGTGAATACTTGACATTCGCGCATTCGTCGGGTCATCCACAAAGAGATTCATAGATTGGGACTGACACACATAGATTCCCCTGTCTCTCGCCATGTCAATGATGCATCGTTGGCTCATCTCCCACACCGTCTTGTACAGTCGCTTCAGATCATCTGGAATTTCAGGGATATTCTGAATTGATCCATTCTGTCGCAGAATCTCATTCTTGAGTTTCTTGTCCCAGAGCCCAGCCTGGATCAAGTCTCTTACGAGGTACTTGTTGAGCACAATAAACTCACCAGCGAGTGTCCTGCGTAGGTAAATGTTTGTCGTAAATGGCTCAAAACACTCGTTGTACCCGAGAATCTGACTGGTTGAGGCAGTGGGCATCAGTCCGATGAGGAGAGAATTCCTCAACCCGTGCGTTTTCACTCGCTCCTTGAGTGCATTCCACTCCGCTGTATCATGTGGAACACCCCAGAGATCAAACTGAAGGAGACCTTGACTCGCTGGACTGGATTCAAACTTGTCGTATGTACCATACTTTTCAGCCAGGGTACACGACTCTGAAACGGCAGCAAAGTACATTCGTTCAAAAATCCTCTTATTGAGCTCCTTCGCCTCTGGTGATTCAAACGGGTACTTCAGTAGCGCGAAAACATCGGCCAGACCTTGGACCCCAAGTGCAATTGGACGGGTGCTCATATTTGATCTCTTCGCCTGTGGCACCGGGTAATAATTTCTATCAATGACGTTATTCAAATTTCTGATGGCCAACTTCACAGTATCCTCAAAGTCCTCAAAGTCAAATGATCCATCCTTGACAAATGATGGAAGTGCCATAGATGCCAAATTACACACCGCGGTATTATCCGCGTCTGAAAATTCGATAATCTCAGCACACTGTCCAGTCAGGATTCCATTGAATACACCCTGGTTCAGTACGGATTCAGTAAAACAATAGGTTGATGATACCCGACCCTCGTCAATGACCATACATACACGTGATGAATATGACACCCCATTCTCATCTTCCCACCGCGCAAGAATATCATCAGTTTTTAGTGTGTGAGCCTCGACTCGAGACCCATCATCAAGTATGAAAATGTGATTTGGGGTACACGTCAAAACTTTCCTCTTCTCATTCACCATAACATGTACATTTACGAGCTTGGACGCATCGGACGTCTTGTGTACAGTGACCTGTGACCACTCCCGACCATTCCAAACGTCAACCTCTGACCCCTCCAAGAGCTGAATAAGTCGTTCTCCGTTTCGTGTCTTGACACGAGTCTCGGGTGCGACGCAGAGATTACTGGACTTGATGGTTCCAAGGTTCTTCTGGTTTGACTTGATGTTGCAATGATCCTTGTAGAGTATATATGGGGTTCCAGTCTCAACTTGGGACTTGATGACACGGATCCATATATCCTGAATCGGAACTGTGCGTCTCGCCTTCCCCTCTTGCTCATACCGTGTGTACAGTGCCTCAAACTCATCCCCGTATACATCTGAAAGACCCTGTGCCTCGTTAGGGCAGAAGAGGGACCACGGCTCATTCTTCTCCAAGCGCTTCATGAAGAGGTCCGGGACCCATAAGGCCGTAAACAGGTCACGGCACCTGGACTCCTCATCCCCTTGATTGAGGCGAAGATCCAGAAATTCAAAAATGTCATCGTGCCACGGCTCAAGGTAGATTGCATATGATCCCTTACGCAGTGACCCTTGGTTACAGTACCTTGCATCTGCATTGAGTGTTCTGAGCATGGGTATGATACCATCCGATGTCCCACCATTCCCGTGAATCTTTGACCCCTTTGCCCGCACGGGGTGAATATGAATCCCGATACCCCCAGCGTACTTTGATATCAGTGCACATTGCTTCTTTGTGTCATAAATCGCATCAAGGGAATCCTTCATCTCACAGAGGAAACACGAACTCATCTGTGGCCTGTGAGATCCAGCGTTAAACAGTGTCGGGCTCGCATGTGTGTACTTTTTGAGTGAAAGGGCATTATAGGTCTTGACGATTGATTCTTCATCCTGGTCAGAGACAGCCTGTGCGACCCGCATGAACATGTATTGTGGAGTTTCCCATTGCTTCAGGTATGATTTGGTGAGGGTCTTGATTCCGAAATAGTCAAAGAGATAGTCGCGCTCGTGTACAATATACTTACTGTATCTACTACGTCCTCTGTGATTCTTCTGTATGTTGCTTACGAGGACACGGGCAGCAAGTGACTCATAATCAGGGTGATCCGTCATCATTGAAATTGATACATCTGCTGAAATATCGTCAATTTCAGTGGTGCTTATCCCATCCCGTATATTTGAGAGAACCTTTTGGGCCACGACATCCGGCTTCACATCAAGGTCCGTACACAATTTTTTGAGTCTGTTTGTAATCTTGTCAAATTTAACCTCCTCGTACTTTCCGTTTCTTTTCAGGATTCTCATTTATCTATACACTGATCAAATTTTTAATCTCCATTTTGCACTTTTCCATTTCATCACGTGTATACGAGTGATCCCATGTCTTCACACACTTGGTGGACACATCCTGCATGTACTCCAAAAGTACTTCTTGGTCGGGCATGCCCCATGTGTGGTCCTTTTTGAACAGGAAATCATCCGACCCAACCGGAACCTCCGTGCATGGAATAAGCCATGGGGTCTGTATGTACTCCTTCGTTGCCCCATACTCTTGGATAATGACTGGTTTATTTCGTATCGCCGCCTCAACTGCACCCATCCCTGCCCCCTCAGAGTGTGAACACGAAACGTAGCAATCGCACATTTCGTGGAGTTCCTCCATTTGGTCGTCGCTCAAGAATTGGTTGATAATATGGACATTGGGTACATCAAGTGATACTTGCCAGCGACAGGTTGCCTTGAGTACGAGTGCAACATTCTCACCAAGTTTTACAAATGTGTCAATGAGCATGTTCATATTCTTCCTCTTGTCTATGATGTTTCCGATGTGGTAAAATACATACTTGTCCTTCAAACTCTCGTGTATGGTCCATAATGACCTTGTAAATGAAACCATTTTCGGAAATGCGTACAGTTTTATGACCCTCCAATCACCCCCAAATTGTTTTTTAAATACATCGGCACAGAATTCACTTGAGGTGTAGATTGTATCCGAAAGCTCAAGAATCTTTCTGTATGATTCATTCACTGGGTCTGTCTCACATATCGTATAATAGATCATGCGAGTACATTTTTGCTCGTACTGTTTCATAAGTGAAAAGATACCATCGAGTGGAATCACAAATGCGACACCGACGTCGTACTGTTTATCAAGTGGGTACCCGAGCTCAACAAAGTCCCCATCGCACACATTTGCCCATTTACGCGTCACTTGACCAATTCCTGAAATCTTAGTCGGCCCGAGGAATACAACTGATTTCGTCATTAATCATCAAGTGCACGAGATCTCTAAAAGTAATTTTTGGAGACCACCCAAGTTTCTCCCGTGCCCTGTTTGCATTACCCACGAGAAGATCAACCTCAGATGGTCTCATGTACTCTGGACACGAACCGATCAAGATACACTTGTCCCCAGACCAAACCTCGTCCCCTCTCCATTCATACTCAATTAACATGTCCGTCAGTGCCTCATCGATAAACTCGCGAATAGAATGTGTTTCACCGGTTGCAAGGATAAAATCATCTGCAACATCCTGTTGGAGCATCAGCCACATTCCGTAGACATAATCACGTGCGTGACCCCAATCCCTCTTGGAGTCTAGATTTCCAAGTCTCAGTGGCCAATGCGCCTCATTCGTAACTCCCTTGGTAATCTTTTTCGTAACAAAGAGGTCCCCACGTCTCTCTGATTCGTGATTGAACAAAATGCCGTTACAAATGAAAAGTCCATAACTCTCCCTATAATTCTTGCATGCCCAGAATGCTGCAAGCTTTGAGACTCCATATGGACTCCTGGGATAAAACTGTGTGGTTTCCGATTGTGGAATCTCTTGAACCTTTCCAAACATTTCAGATGTACCAGCCTGGTAGAAACGAATCTTACCCCTGTACTCAGACTGTCGTATAGACTCTAGCCATCCGTAGACGGACAGGGCATTCGTCTGAAACGTGCACCACGGCTGGTCAAAGGATGTTTGTACATGCGACTGTGCCGCAAGGTTATAGATTTCTACACTGTCCGCATTTTCGGCGTACCGTTTAACAATCGAATTGATGCATAGAGCATCTGTGAGATCACATTCCACGAGATGAAAATTCGGAGACCTAAGAACGGTTTTGAGTCTCTCCGTCGTATTCGTTGAGCTTCTCCGAATGAGACCCACGACCGTGTAGTCCATAGAATCCAATAATTCAGCCAGGTATGATCCATCTTGGCCAGTGACTCCCGTAATAATCGCTGTGCGCTGCATTAATTAAAATGGAACGTTTTATTTTAATTAATGAGCGTCGTGTGTAACCTGACTACAATCCCTTCACGATTTGGAAAGATTCAACACGTGATTGATACCTTGTCAAACTATGGCATCTTTGATCAAATCGTGGTCCATGTACCCAAGAAATATAAGCGGTTTGATATCCCATGTGACCCACCGAAATTGACAAACTGCCTCGTAAATCTCGTTGATGTTGATTATGGCCCAGCGACCCGTATCGTGTACGCAATTGGTGACACGGTTGTCTGGTGCGATGATGATACAGAGTATCCGGAGAAGGAGGTGAGATTTCTTATACGTCAACATCATGCGACAAAAGCTGTGTGTGGGGGGTCTGGGTTTTCATTTCACAACTATTTCAAGGGGGACTTTTCAAAAACACCTTTTATGCCCGTACAGGTTCTAGAGGGGTACGGTATGGTTGTGTGTTCAAAGACGCAATTGGATACGGTCCGGGCAGAAATTCCAAAGTTTACAGAGATGACGCTGAATGATGATTTGATTTTTGGAAATGTGACTGAGAAGCACAGTATCAAGAAACTGTGTTTTCCATGGGACATTAAACAGTATGACTACGGGTTTGGAAAGGATGCTCTCCATTACAATGATGGTGACGGAACACATGTACACAGGAATAAGACGATCCTACAGTCTTTCAGAATGAGTGGACACATGTACTTCAAACCATATGTATCATTTGCAATTGGAGTGTGCAACGAACACATTGAGCTTGAGAATCTCTTGTATTGTCTCTCGGGCACCATGTTCCACTGTGATGAGGTTGTGGTTCTCGTGGACACCAATAAGAGTGTTCCGGAGGTGTACAAGGTTCTGGAGCGGTACCCGTGGGTCAAGATGTATGAGAGGGGGTTCACTGGAAACTTTGCCGAACACAAGAATCACCTGACGAGCCTCTGCTCGGGGGAGTATGTTTTCAATATTGATGCAGATGAGATTCCAAACTCTGGGATCATTGAGAATATATACACAATCACACAGGCTGATCTGATTTATGTACCCCGTGTGAATCTGATTCCTGGGGCCACACGTGAGTTTCTCAAAGAGTGTAAATTCAACGTGAGCCCAGAGGGATTTATAAATTGGCCGGATTATCAGGGACGCATCTATAAACAAAATCTCACATGGGTCGGGGACGTGCACGAGAAGATTCAGGGTCACAAGACGAGTGGCCAGCTGCCCCCACAGGCACACGCTGCACTGTGGCACATTAAGAGTGTACAAAAGATGAAGACACAGGCTGAGTATTACAAATCACTTGGGTACTAATTAAAGTAGACGTGCAATCATACATAAATGCCTCACGTGTCACTCTCCAACCAAAGGAACATTTACATCGTACAGCATGAGCAGTCAAAAAGTGAGACTGAACGCATCTTTTTTGAAAATGTTGTCATGTTCATAGACAGTATTATTAAATCAACTGGTGTGGACACGATTGACTGTGTACCCACGGATAAAATGTTTCTCTCTGGGTTGAAGCGGGACGAGATTCTGGAGAAGCTTGGGTCCCCAGAGTGTGACGAGTACACACGGTGGGACAAAGGGATCTCACCGACGTCACAGTGCGTCATCGTCAATTACAATGGTGAATTTGATATTGATGATGATAGGGTCGCAGTGGATGAATCGGTCCCAGATACAAACTATTTCGGTGCGACGCTCAAAGCGTGGATGAATCTCCTGTGTCCACAGGGGTACTCTCTGGCTGCCTGTGATTCACTGGGTCAGTATGCATTCTTTGTACGTGATGTACCACCGGATCTTCACGGTGTCAATAACCTTCAACTCTTGTACAGGAGTCTCCATGCGACATTTCGTCAAGATGAGTATTTTGAACCCATTGCTAACAAAACCTGGTCTTCAAGCAAGGAGCTATTGGTAGATCGGGAGGGTTGTCAGGATGCCAAGTGAGCCAATTTGACCAATCAAGATACTGGAATGTTCTGTACCCGTGCTTCTCCGTGAGAATACGGAAAGGGTTCATTGGTGGTGTAAGATTCTCGTCGTTGTGCTCAAACATGATGATTGGGTGAAATGTGTCAATTGTACGTTGAGCCCCTTTAAGCACGAGTGTCTCTGCACCCTCAACGTCAATTTTTATAAAGTCGCACGATGTGAGGTTCAGAGAGTCCAAGGTGATCATCTGTACATCCTCACCACCTTTCCCGAGAGACACCGACGCAAGTGACACGCGATGTTCATCAAACCTCCTCTCCTCAATTGGCTGCATGGATGTCTTCTTGCACTCATCACCAAGTGCAACGTTGTACAGTTGAACCTTTTTCCTCATGTGGTCATTGAGCGACACGGTGTTCTGGAGTTTAGAAAATATACTTGCTTGTGGTTCAAAGGCATGGATAAAGGCATCTTCCGGGGACAGAAAGGAGTATGCAATGGTATGATTTCCATTATTTGCACCCACATCCAAAATAGATTTGGACTTTTTGATTATTGGTGCAAGTGGTCCGAGGATGATGTGCTCCTCAAACACATTCCCGAACCGGGTATGGTTAAAAATCCACACATCTTGTTCACAAACGTCCAATGTACCCGCAAAAGTTTTGACGAGCATTTCATTTTTAATGACCAGTATCTTTAAAAGTCTTCATCAAACGTCACACTGGATGCATCCATATGCTTTGTGTATTCCCCGACACGTTTTTCAAAAAAGTTCGTCTTTCCTTCAAGTCCGAGTGTCTCCATAAAGTCAAACGGATTTTCACTGTCCCATACTGGTTGATACCCAAGTTGCTTGAGAATCCTATCCGCCACATACTCAATGTATTGACCCATCTTCTCAGAGTCCATCCCGATGAGTTTACATGGGATGGCGTCTGTGATAAACTCCTTCTCAATCGCAACCGCATCCTTGATAATTCTGTGCGCAATCTGCGGGGTCACCTTCTCCTGACCTCTACACTCTGTAAAGAGTTCAAGTGCAAAGTTGAGATGGAGGCCTTCGTCCCGGCTGATGAGCTCGTTACTGAAGAAGAGTCCGGGCATATCAACACCCCTGTGCTTCAACCAGAAGATGGCGCAGAAGCTCCCAGAAAAGTGAATCCCCTCCACACACGCGAATGCGAGGAGTCGTTGTTCAAATGGAATGGACTTGTCAAACCATTTGAGTGCCCACTCAGCCTTTTTCTTGACACATGGGATGTGTTCAATGGCATTGAAGAGGGTCTCCTTTTCACTGAGATCTGAAATGTACTTTTCAATGAGGAGCGAATATGTCTCAGAGTGAATCATCTCGTTGAACCCTTGATACGAATAGAACGCCTTGGCCTCATTCCATTGCACATCCTCTGAAAAGTTTAGATTCACATTCCTGTACACGATGCCGTCTGAGCCAGCAAAAAACGCAAGTATCATCTTGAGAAAGTGTCTTTCGTCGTCTCCCAGTTTCTCCCACCCATTCATATCCTTTGTCAGATCCACCTCCTCTGCGGTCCAGAAGGAGGCGACGAGATTCTTGTACTGGGACCATAGGTTGGGCTTTGTGAGTGGGAACATCGTGTACTGATTCATTTATAATTTGAGCACGTATAAATTTTAATGGATAGGTTTGTAAAATTGAAACTCGCCCGTCACATCACGGTGCATGGGTTTAGTGAGATGTACTCTGACCACGATGATCTGACACTGGAGACACTCTTGGAATTCCCCATGGAGGATTGGGACTGGAGCAGTATAATGTTTCACAGGAATTTCAGGTACGAGTGGATCAAAGCATTCATTGACAAGCCTTGGCCCTGGCATGATTTACATCTGCTACCTGGTTTTAAGGTGGATTGGGTGTACGAGATGCGTACGAAACCACTTGATTGGTATTCCCTCTCCCGAGTTGTTGATATACACTCTGTGGTGATCAAAGTACCAGATAAACCATGGGACTGGAGACTCTTGTCCATGACCGTCCCGACTAAGATTCTCGTGGAGAATAAAAGTCTCCCATGGGACTGGAGCACCGCAACTATACTCGGGGACGTGACAGTCTCGGACATGTGTAGATATCCAGATCTGCCATGGGACATTGATAACCTCCTCTTTGGTGAGATTACACAGTATGAGATTGAGTACATCATGACTTTTAGACACCGGTTTGAAGAGGCACACTGGAATGATTTTTCGCACCACGTGTCATGGGATCTGATGATTCAGAACCTGGGGCTCCCATGGGTATTTTCAAATGTGCGTTTCAATCGTATCTTGACCCATAAAGACTTTGAATGTATCCAGTCCATTGGATTTGGAAAATTTGACTGGGTAAAGTTGACACAGTGGGTTGATTGTGACGTGATTGTAGAGTACAACTATTACCCATGGGACTGGATGCGTATACACATGAATGACACACTCGTGTATAGGCATCTAGAGAGGATCCATTGTATGCGATGGGAGTTTGCACCATGTGAACCTACAGATATCCCCGTGAAAAAGTGGCATTCGGCGTGTATCATCCAACGCCAGTACCGTGCATGTACAACTAACCCAGAGTATGCTATGTGTCGTCAACAGATTCACTCATTCCTCGGAGAACTTGAGCAATATCTTGTTGAGCGCGGGTACTGATGTACTCGAGGTCGAGGTAGAGTGTCTCGAGTGTCTCTGTGAGAATCTCCGAATATGAAAAATCTGGATCTATCTTCTTGCAGTAGCCCTCCAGTAATGAATATGATCTCATAAGGGACACAGTCGTGGAATCAAGTTGTATCGGAATCTTATCCTGAATCTCATCCGGGTCAAATGTGAATGATGAAATGTCAAGGGTCTCTATGTATTTAAAGAATTTCTCAATGAACATGTCCGTCATTTTTTCATTCATCACCTTCATCCCCATCATCTTCATGGCCTTGATGACTCCATTCTTGTCCTTGACTTGCAGGTTGTACACAAAGTCCCGCATGGCCCTCCTGTACTGCTTCGTGGTCCGAATCACATTTCCAAAGTCGTAGAGCACGATAGAGTCCCCCCTTGTTCCGATGTTCCCACTGTGAAGGTCACCGTGAACTCTATTCTCATAAAGAAGCTGGTTGATGAAAATCTGAATCAGATCCTTTGCCCTTCTGGATGTGCCATCAGAGTCAACAAAGTCCATGGTGATGAGAGACTTGGACGAGTATTCCGGGTACACCCTCGGGACAATGACACGTGTGGATCCATTGTACATCTCACCAAAGTCCTTTAAATTTGTAATCTCCGATTCAAAATCAAACTCTTTCAACATTGAGCGTTCAAAATCGTCTATGAACGACTTTTGGAGCACGTACGAGAGTGAGAGTCTAAGTGCACTGATGTCATCGCGTACACTCTCCTCCACACCTGGCTTTTTGATTTTCAAGGCGACAAGACGCCCATTCTTCAATTGGGCGCGGTGAATCTGTGCGATGGATGCTGTCGCAACGGGTACTGTATCAATGGTACTAAATACATCTTTTGGTACATACGGTTCAAGGCTTGACCACGGGACTGGCTTGACGTGGTTTTGGAGTGATTTGAGTCCATCTGAGAGTTCCTGTCCGAATATATCCTTTCGGTTTGCTATAAATTGTCCCAGTTTGATATACGTTGGCCCAGAGGCCTCAAGCGTCTCTTTGAGCCACTGTGGTTTTCGTGACTTTGGTACAAGTGTGTACCCGAGTCCAATGATAATCGGTTTGAACATTACTGTGTATCGTTATTTTTCTCCTCATCTTCTGGCGCCTGGAAGAGGTCCTTAAAGAACTGAACCTCTTCGCGTGCTATCCGCTTCGCATCCTCATGAATCTTCTTGAGTTTTTCTATGCGCTTTGACTCCACCTCCCGCCTGATACGGCGTATAGATGGGACCACTGATGGTTTCTGGGTGCTCGCAATAACAAACATTTTGGTATGTGCAGAGACTTTTATCTCTGACAAAGTAAATGGGTGCATGTATATCCCGCACTGAACAGGTTGTGATTGATGAATTTAAGACTGTTATACTTCCAGTCATCGTAGAAGAACTCACGAAAGAGGTTAAGAAGATTCAGGATGACATCCGTGTGGTCATTGACGAAGAAGTTACGTGTAAAACTTGAGCACCTCCCTCACAACCTCTGACCGCACGATATCATCCTCGGAAAACTGTACAAATTTGATGAGTTCAGAGTCTCCGAGGCGTGTCACAAAATCCCGTAGTCCATTCACTTCAAACCCGTTGTCATGTTGGTCAGTGTCCCCAGTGATGACCAGCTTTGTATTTTTTCCAACCCGTGTGAGCAACATCTTCATTTGACCAGGGGTGGAATTTTGCATCTCATCTGCAATGATCCAGCAATTGTCAAATGTGCGGCCACGCATATACGCAAGGGGACAGATTTCAACAGCTGATGGCTTGACACGAAGTGGGCTCAAAATGTCATAAAGTGGGCGTGTCCATGGCTTCATCTTGTCATCAATGTCACCCGGAAGATATCCATGACTCTCGTCAACGGACACAGCTGGACGAGTCAGAATGAGTTTTTTGTACACACCTGCGTTCACTTTGAGAGCACCAGTACGTGTGGCCATGTAGGTCTTCCCTGTCCCCGCTGGACCAGTCGCAATTACGATGGGTACAGAGTGGTTGTTGAGCAGGTGGTGGTACATGTTGTATATATGACGATTACAAATTTTAACAAGAAAAATATTGAATTATGTAAATGTACTCTCAGAGAACGCCTCTCTATTCCGCCTTTTTCAGTCAATCAAATGTGGACAAGATTAACCGGACCGTACGGGACATTGTGAATGAAAGGACTGGGGTGACCATCAACACCCAGAACCAGAATGATCTGTTCAATCTCATGCAGTCCGTGTACTCGGTGAATAATATGAGTCAGACGGAAAGTATAGATGACCAAGTTGAATGGATGAATTCCATCATCACACGTAAAGCCGCACAACAAGTGCTCAGTGGCATCATGATGAATATACAATATCAAATGGACATCCAGAAACTTCCAACTCCATCAGATCTCCCCATGAATGTGTCCCAGTATGGCAAAAAAATCAGCACTGACAGTATACCTGGATGGTAAATTACAAGCATCTCTTTGTGGCCACACTCACATCCATGTGTGTGTCACGTGTAATTGATGTGCTTTTAGATTCATTCATGCCCAGGATTACGACTGAACGCAGGAAAGAATATGAGGCCATAGCCATACTTGTTGTGTTTATCATTATATTAAGGTTTTTCGACGTAAAATAAGTAATGAATACGTTCAAGGATGAGACAAAGGTACTGTGTCACGAGAAGGGCTGGGACAAGGCGAATATCAATACAGTCTGGCTCCTGTTTACGGAGGAGATTGGTGAGTTGGCCTCGGCCATCCGGCACCGACAGAAGCACTTTCGTAAAAACACAAAGAGATCCTCAGATATTGTGTATGAGATGGGGGACGTATTTAGTTATCTGTTCCAACTGGCGTACATGCTAGACATTGATCTCGATGAGATGTGGAACGTACACAAAGAGAAGGTTTCGCAAAAGCAATACACACATTGGGGACTATAAAGTTTCTCAGTCTATGAATAGATGGAACTCCCAGGACGTTTCAATAACCTGTACAAGGGCCCGTTTGAGGGGACAGAGGTTTCCTTTAACGACTCGTACATTCAAGAGGTTCCTGAACCAGGAGTCCTCTGTAAGGAGGCTGCAAATCAGTGTCTTGAAAAGCATACAGCACAAGACAATTACATTCCACAAAGAAAAGTTCAATTTGACACTTCTGTTGAAAATGCACGTGATGCACATAAAGAATTTGAAAGATCGTACTCGATGCTTTCGCTTCAGAATCCAACAACCGTTATTATCCTCGCGATCCTCATCGCGTGTATATTTTTAAACTTTACTCCCAGGCTGGTATAGTATGGTCGTCATCAATAATTTCACAGAGTGGTAAAAGTCGCCGTTCATTGACACGGGTCCAGAATGCCTCAAGTACTGGGAGGGTATTCCTGAACCATTCGCGGTCCCTGGGCACGCACTGAATTCTCATCGGAAATCCTGGTTTGTACTCTATATAATCACAAGATTCTACATCCAGAACTTCCATACCCAGCTGAACCTGTGTCATATAGTAGTTTGGAATCTCACTCCGAAAATCACCAACCGGACATTTAATCTCAATCAATTTCCCAGTCTCTGTGACCCCATCTGGGCTTGATGCAAGCCAAGGATACTTTTCGTGTACACACAGACCCGTCTCATGCACCTTCTCACACATAATTCGCTCGTATACTTGACGAGCTTCATCCTCATACATATTCCCATGTGCCATCGCATCACGCGACCTTTGTGAAAACCTCTTTTCAACCCCCATCTTCTTGTACAAAATGTCATCAATTGAATCAAATCTGCTTATTCCAATGATTGCTGCGATATCTGTTCCAGTGATGACATTTTTCCGAAGTTGAAACCACTCAGGAGACTTCTGAGCCGGAGCTCCACTCATCCGATTCAGAATGTACGTTGTTTGTGGGTGCATTAGGAAATAGTGTGGGAGAGTTTTTAATAAACTCGTGTGCGGCCATCTGCTCCGCTGATTTTTTCGTCTTGCCCCGGCCAAAGGCGACATTCTGTTTACAAATAGAAAGACACACCATAAAATCTGGGACACTCTGCACGATGGTGTACACTGGTAAGGGGTACTTACTCGCTTGACACCACCGCATCACAATATCCTTGTAATTGTCGTCGTCTAGGGACAATGCACGGGAAAGAATGTGTCTGGTTACAAAATGTTTCACGTGGAGTATTCCAATGTCAAGGTAAATCGCACCTATAAGAGCCTCGAATACATCCTCAAGTATCTTTTCATTCTGATTCCAATTGAAACGAAGACCCTTCTCATCCATAAGAATCAAGTCACTCATATTCATTTCACGTGCAATCTCCGAAAGAGTGCTCCCCCTCACAATCTTTGTACGAGCCTTTGTCAAAAACCCCTCATGTTCCTCTGGAAATGTGTCAAAAAGATGCTTCGTAATCACAAAACTCAGTACAGCGTCTCCGAGAAATTCTAACGTCTCGTACGATGACTTTACTGAGTATTGTTTTAACGCGCTTTTGTGTGTAAATGCAGTCTGATACAAACTAAGATCATTCACCCGAGTACCAATAATTGACTCAATACGGGTCCTATCTAATACAGGTGGTGCCTGAAGCATCTATTCTATGATGTCTTTTTATTTCTAAGCCTTGACCCTCGGCTTCTTCTTATCAACAGCAACTGGCTCACTCTTGACATAGTGTGGTGCCAGATACCTCTGGAGTTTCAGGAATGTCACCTCCTCACCCTCCGGTGGGTTCAGAAGGGCACGGAGCTTGTCGTCCAGATTAATCACCTGGCCATTCTTCAGGTTATTGTCAGACGCGTACTTGTTCACCGCCTTGGTGACATCGGAACGAGAGATGCGCTCACCGGTGTTGAGACCTAGGAACGCAGAGAGTACAGCATCCACCTCCATTGGCTTCTTGAACCCGTTATTCTCAGAGCGAGCCTTGGCCTTCTCACCGGTGGGGTCATCAAGAATCTGACGAATCTTGCGGATATCGCGGTGGATAGACTTGAGGTCAGCAGCGAGGGACTCAAGAGTGATTGCCATTCTGGTTACAAGAAGATGCAGCTCTTTAACTGATTTAAAGATGTTGTTAGATTGTATATCAGATGGAGTTTACTGCACCAACGAAGCTTTCTGATGGTCGTTATATCGTGTCCACAGTCGGTGACTGTGGACTGTATACTCTCCGTGATTGCGCGGTGACACCAAGTGATGAGGAGTGGTCACTGTCACTCCCATCCACACAGATGATATCTGACATTGATAATCAGATTGTTGATCTCGCGGTCAAGAATTCAGAGGCTTGGTTTGGTCGTGAGATGTCACGTGACACACTGTCCACCTATTACCAGTACTCACTGGACAATGGGTCTCTACAGGCCAGTCTATCTGTAAATGCAAAGGGGCGCGTCTCAACTGTTATTTTTGACGAGAATAAGAGTGTCGTGAAGGATGTTGCACCCGGTACACAGTGTGCCGCACTAGTGAAGCTTGATGGTCTCTGGTTCCTCAAGAGGACATTTGGTCCGGTGTGGAAGATTGTTCAGCTGCGTGTCAAGAAGCCTGTACAGCCTGTACAGTGTCTGATCGTAGACTCTGATTCCGAGTAGCGTGTCGGAAAATTTTACCAGGGTATAATAAATGGCAAAGATTGATGCTCGTGCCCTGTCAATTGCTGCAACTGTACTGCTCTTCGTTCTCTTTATAATTGTACCCATTGTACTCAGGATGAAGGCCAAGAAGTCAATGTATACTCCAATCATGGGGAGTGAGATTACAGGAAACACACCAGCGACCAACACTCCCCCTCCCCCTCCCCCTCCACCCACTATGAGTGGCAACGGTCTGAGCACTTCTATGCTTCCCAAGGAGATTCCATCTCAGGAGGACTTTGGCAACTTTTCCCCAGAGGTGATCATGGCTGGTCAGAACTACCTTGACCCGCGCTCTCAGATTGGGTACCCGGAGACCCTCGGTGGCGTCCTCAAAAATCCAAACTATGACATCAGGTCAGAACCACCCAATCCAAGGGTTCCAGTCAGCATTTTCAACAACAGCACCATCGTTCCAGACCTCATGAGGCCACAGTTTGAGATTGGTCGTTAAATTCTTTAAAGATTTCGTACAATAATTCACCATGTCTGACCAATTTAAAGAAGCGATGACTGCGTGGGTCCTCCTTAAGAAACAACTCGCATCGGCACGTGCGGATATCAAGGTTCTAAATACTCAGGAGAAGAATCTGCGCACGTTCATCCAAGGATTCATGAAGGAGCAGAAGATCAACGCGTGCAATGTGAGTGAAGAGAATGCAAAGGTGACTCTGAACACACGGAAAGTCAAGACACCCTTTACTCGCGAACTCGTAAAAAAGGCACTCACACGATACTTTCGCGGTGACGAGAGCCTGGTTCAGAGGGTTTTTGACCTCATTGACGAGGAGAAGGAGGTGACGGAGCGCGACTCAATCACGCTCAAGGTTTAAAAATAAAACACGTGGTAAGCACAAGAAACGAGAATGAGGCGCACAGAGTATTATGATGATGTCATGCTTTTCACCAATGAGCCCATTGAAACCATCATCCACGACGAGTCTGTTTGGGAACCATTTGACCCCGACACACTTGATTGTGAATCTTGGCAGGACTGGTTCTCAGAGGATCTGTTGAACATGTATTTTGAGATTTCAGGATGCACGTTCAACGAATTCTGTAATTTTATGTATGAGAATAGAAAGAATGATGGACTTTACATCCCCGAAAATTTTGGTCCCCGCCGCCCTCTTTGCGACTCTGAGTCCAGGCGTCCTGCTTTCCCTGCCATCGATGAAATTCGCAAGCATGGAGTCGTCACGCATGTCAATCCTGATCCACGCACTGGTCCTAGGTATACTGTACTGGGCCATTGTAAAGTCAGGCCTGTTCAAGACCACTCTGACACGTGCTGATATAATCGTCCCCGCTGTTCTCTTTGCCCTTCTGAGCCCACCAGTTACCCGTACCACATATGGATACGTCGGCCTCTCAACTCTCCTCTTTATCATAGTATTCACTCTACTTAGAAGCAAGTTTCCACAATATTACTAGATGAAACATTTGATTATAGGGCCTGGTGGTATACTCTTTTATTCACTCTTTGGACAAGTGTGTAAACTCCATGACGATAAGATGTTTCAGAATCTCGAGGAAATATCAGGGAGTTCTGCTGGTGCACTGACTGGGTTTTTGTACCTTTGTGGCCAAAACATGCTCGACAAGGTGAAGGAGTATATATTTTCAGTAGAGTATGGTGAGACATTCTCCATGAACCCCATGAGGCTCTTAAAGAGATACGGATTGATATACACCCGGTCTGCACGTGATTTCTTGAGCACCATGTGTTCCAAAGTGTTTGGATTTTCAGACATTACATTTTACCAACTCTATGAAAGGACCGGAATCATATTCCACATATCTTCACTTTCTTTATTCAAGAGACATGTGGAATATTTTTCAGTACGCACCACGCCTCATATGTCAGTCCTTGACGCAGTGTGTATGAGCGTGGCTGCACCATTCGTGTTCACACCTTTTAAAGATCACATAGATGCTGGGATTGTTGAATTTTTGCCATTTGGTCCATTCATCGGCAAGGATGATGTAGTGTCTATTATGAATTCACAGGACATCTACGAGCCACCAAAGAAGAACATCTTTAGGTACATATTTACGATTATGAATATTCTGTCAACTCTGCGACACGATGAATCATTTTCGCATCGCATCACCATACCGAGTCCATCCGTGGGTATGTTTGACTTTAAACAGACTCAACAAGACCGCATGCGACTTTTCGTTCATGGATACTCAGTTCCCTCGGGTCTACCTTGTGTAGATGTGTCGGACCAGGGATCTGAATGCGATACACAGACACGAGAAAGTCCAAAACGTCAATCAAATCAAGACAATCCTGGAGACTTGAGTGCGTCTGAGACCCAGGAGGTCGCCCAATCCTCTGAAGACATCTCTCAAGTGTTACATCCACACCAAACCCGGGGTGAATCTTCAAAAAGTCTGGGCACTGGGTCATCACGAGACACTGAGAGCACACCTTGTGAAACTTTGGCATAAAATCAAAGCACGTATACTCCTTCCCATAGAGTGCCTTGTACGTCTTTGATATGAATCCGAGGTCGCGATCAAGTGCGTGTGCTATAAATACAACCTCTCGCCCCTTGTGTGCCCTCGTGACCCAGTGTTCTACATCACGTAGAGCCTCTGCCAATGTCATTCGGTGTGTACACGACAACAGACAGTTTTGAATTTTTTGATCTGGGATACACTGGTCAATCATATCCTTGATTGCATATGTACGCTTTGTTCCAATCTTCTTGGAACCAAGAGTACACAGGACCACACTCATTTCAAATACAAACCCAGATTTTGGCAGAGACTCGGTGTCCATGACTGCGAGCAGTACATTCTCCATGCTTTACTTTCCATTGAATTTTCTAAACGACTCCCATGTCCTTGTATAGGAGCAGGTATGGGAGCATAATCATAAACGCACGGATCGCGTCGCTATTCTCCTTTGCCCAGGCATCCGGGTTCTTGAGGCCCTCATCAAGAGCCTCTCGTGCCCTCCTCAGATGAAACAGCGCGTCATCCACACAATGAACAGCTGATACACTGCGGGTCAACTTTTTCAGTGACTCCACCTCCTCCATCGCGTACTCAATGGACCCAACTGCCAATACAGACTCAGCCATGCTCTTAAAGTAGTGCAGGTTTCTAAATCGTTTGAATATACTGCCACCTCAGATCGGATGTGATTTTTTTCCAAATTTGGTCGTGTTTGTACAACTTCTCCTTGCTCTTTAAGAGAGGAAAGCATGGGAGATACTCATCTTCACCCAAGAGTTCACAGAATTTGTAGAGGACGTACGAGTAACTCAAAAAGTTGATGCGCTCCTTCGGGCAATGCCTGTCAAATGGTTCTTGAATCTGGTGAAACATGTGTCTGAGTCTGTCCTCTAATGGTTGTGGCATCGTCGGTGGTTTGATTCCATTCACAATCGTTGTAATATATGGAATGTGCTCGTAATACTTGTTGTACCCCAGTTTCTTCAGAATGTCTTTGATCTTCGTGTGTGTAATATCATTCTTGTCGGTAATCTTTTGCTTTTTGAGTTCCACGTGAATATCATCTATAATCTTCTGTGGAACCGATGTGGACTCCTTCGCCTGAAATTGACAGACCCATTCGTTAAAATGATTCTCTCTCTTGTACGGATATACCACCTTTGTCTCCATCTCCTGATCATCCTTGTACCCGAGTGTATTGTCATAATCAAAAGAGTGAATCACGGCACAATTCCCACACACTTGCTCAGATGATTGAACAAAAATCATCAAGTTACTCGAGCCGCACTGTGAACAGGTGTCCCCATCATACTCACAGTCCTCACACCCATCGTACACCTTCCGTATAAAGCGCTTGTACAAGTCACCCTTCTTCTGCTTTCTGTGTATAATCATGCCCTTAAAGGACTTTGATTCAACATTCACCGTCTCAGTTGTGTGTATAGACTCTTTGATAAATGGAAGACAGTCCAGTAAATACTTGACACGCTCCTCCTCTGTAGTGAGCTCTTTTAACTTAGAATGAATCTCCATCTCCATTATATATGTTAAAACGGATCTTCTTTAAATTGGTCGATTTTTGGATTTTTTTCAAGAAACGAAATTGGCACGTGATTGAGCAGGGCGTGTACACGGATGGTACACCATTTACCAGATATATATACAATGGAAAGGAGTACACGCGCGTAGGAGAGTTTCCATACGAGCACAGGGGCTTCTCACTTCCGATACAGAGCGTCACCGTGGATGGCGTTGACCACACATGTACGGTGAAAATGTACACTGGACCAGTCGGAAATTCAATCCCAGACGCAGGGTACATTTTCCACGCATTTCAGTACACACCAGAATTTTCATACGAGTATGGTAAATTGAGTTTCGTATTCAAACCGCAAAGGGTCAAAGGACCCTCACGTACCGTTGTGGTTAAAAATATACTCGGACAAGTGTCCACAATTCAGTCGGACACCGGTGCAAGGTAAAACTCAATGTGTCCTAGATTCGCGATAAAGTAATTGAACAGGATGGGGCCATCAACACTCTGCTGAATATTGACATTTGAGCATATATTCGTCGCCTTTGCAAACATATTAATGTACTTGAGCGAGTACGTGTGACTAAATTTGGCCGTTTTGCTCTCCGTAGACTCAATCTCAGTCACTTGACCCACAAAGTCCCCGTCGCATTCAAATAAAATCTTCATCTTGTCACGGGTAATCACCACCTGTGACGAAAAGTTGAGCATGTCCCGTACAATTCTCTGAAAGTACATGGATGAGACATTCGTCGTCACATCAAATGACATGTCGTTTAGATTATACTCCTCCTCATTGATATCCAAGAGTTTCATCTTATAAAGCGTCTTGCTCTTCTTCTGTGTATTCTCAATCAGCATCTCAATAATGTCATGGGCCGGGGTGATTGACATTTCAAGGGTGTCATTGTTTCCGATAATCTTGAGTAGTTTGAACATGTTTGATATATTGACCCCAGCAAGGATCCTCGTTGGACACTCGTACAACTCAAAATTATTCGATCCGAGATGCATATTCACGAATGTCACCTTTGCCATATCAAGAGTCTTTAATGTCACGCCATCCTTGTCAAATATGATATTCACATCCGTAATGATATCCTTGAGCACCTCAAATACAGATTTTATTGCGGATGCCTGGATTGTCTTTAATCTCATTAGATCCACTTTGGGTTATTTTTTTAACTTTGAATATGCATCATTCACATCACTGGATATCCTTTGTTCAAGTTCTGATGTCATCTTCGGTGCAAGGGGTGTTCCAAATTGGTTTACATCAAAGAATCCACCATCTATATCATTCCCATTGATGTCAAACCCAAATGTATTGGTTGATCCCTCTGGATCCATTTGTAAAAATGATTCAAGATAGTCTCGTATGTCAGATCCTATAAGTATACGTCCATCTGGACAGATGAGAGTCGGGACTCGCTGTACACCATTTGGAACCCCAAATTTATTCACGTCGTGAAATTTGAGGATGGACATCAGTTCCTCGTGACCTTTTACAAAGTCCAAAAGGGTCACACAATATTCACTCTTGAGCGAGTATACGAGTACATGCATATCTACACCTGAGCCACATTTATAATTGTAAAAAATATCAACAGTTAGTAAATGTGGCTCCTGTTGGGCCTGTTGATCATTGCACTTTTTCTCATGTACAGACAGAAATCACGTGATTCGTATAACCCATCTGATGAAAAGATTGTCAAAGACATTGTGACTGCTGTACAGAAGAAACGCCCAGAGATGGCCCCTATAAACACACTGAGCAGGGACGGGAACACTGCCCGCATATTTTTCCTCAATACAGACACGTACGCCGGTCAGGTTGCTGATGCCACCGCCGCACCAAACTCTGTGAACATCTCGTTCGTTCATGAAAATAAAGTTCCATTCAAGATGTAGGAGATGCTCTCAGTGAAAGAGATACGGACCATAGAGTCGCGTCGCAGGGAGATGAAGAAGGAACTCTACAAAACCATAATGAAATCATTCTCGACCCGAATCATAAACGCGGTTGAGCTTGGTCAGACGCAAGCTTTTCTGAATGTGCCACAGTTTGTCGTCGGGTTTCCGATTTTTGACAGAACAGCTGCCAGACTCTACATCGCCAGACAAATGTCAAACCTGGGATACGATGTCACACTGTACGGTGACCATGACATGTACATCTCGTGGGTCAAGTCAAAGCCGGTCAAGGAACAACTCTGTCAGATGGGTACATTTGCAAATATACACAAAATTGCAGAGAGTTTGCGGTCAAAAAAATAATTGACCACACCAAATGGAACTTTCAGTGGAGGCGAAGAAACAGTACATTTCAGTACTATCCCAAGTCATGGCACCTATCATGGCGGACACATTTGTTGAAATGTATAAAGAGGCTATAAAGAGATCCAATAGGCACAGGGATCAGATTTCAAAGATTTTTGTGACCCTGCTGGAGGAGATTGAAAACTGGAACAACTCTGTTATCAAGCAACACGCTGACGTGTACGAACAAGGGTGTCACTACTTTTCGGACCTCCTGGCCGCCGTGTTTGTGTGCTACGTCAAGATTCTCTCAAGTGTGCGAATCACAAAGGACCCGAAGAAACTGCAAATTAAACTCCCGTCAAACAACGATTTTATACATCAGTGCCTGATTACTGCCTCGCGTGAGTTTATGAAGCACGTGACAATTTTCAGGGAGGAGAATGCATACACACGTGAGATGGAGATTCAGAAAATCTGTTACGATTCCATAGAGAAAACACTCAACAAACTTATACCGTACCAGCAGATCCTGAGAACATACGTAGCTGATACAGCCAATCTGAATTTTGGTGAGGACCCACGGTCCGAATTTGAACCTGAGCCCGAACCGGAGCCCGAACCTGAGCCCGAACCGGAGCCAGAGCCAGAGCCCGAACTGGAGCCACAGGGGGTCCAGGAGCCGGAGACAAAGACGGTCCAAGTTGAGGAGCGTCCTGCACTTTTTCAAGATGCATCGGAGAAGGTGAACTCTTTTCCTAGATGAATATAAATGAATCTCTACATGTACCTACGAGACCCCATTCCTGCGGCCCTCTTTGCATTTGTGGCTGTCGTGGCAATTATGATGATCAGAGACCAGGTCATGACGGGGAAACGTGGTAAAAACTCCAGATACATAAAACCAGCCTTTTTCATTGGGATACTGGTGTACGCGATAGTCTATTATGGGAACGTCGGTACCGAACCTTACTTAAAAGATATGTAGCATATACATATTAATGGCTAGCACAACTGTATCTTCATTTAATGACCTCATGCAACAGTTTCTGGATGACCTCGAGATTGCGTTCCCGGATGAGAGCGGAATTAAAAAGTATCAGGCAACATTTGGTCTCTTGCGCAAGACGAATGCACGTAAACCTATGAATGAGTTTATGGCATCCGTGGGTCCATACGCGTCTCAGATTATGGAGAAGAATGAGGTATTCTTTCTGGAGACGGACACAGAGTTTCTGTCACTGTTGAACATCAAGACGCTCTGGGCTCAGGCGACCGATGAGAACAAGGATGCGATTTGGCAGTACCTTCAGACTCTGTACATTATCGGTATGACCATCACCTCCCTCCCCCCAGAGACCCTCTCAGTGATTGAGAATGTGGCGAAGCAGTGTGCAGAGAGTCTGAAGGGTACAGAGTTTATGGATCTGCTTGGAAAAAATCCTATGAAGAAATAAAGAATGGACCTCGCGACGCTATTCACTCCCTCCTCATTTCGTAATTTTTGGCCAACGAAGAGCCAGTCTCGTATAGAGCAGCTCAAATCTGTTGCTCG